GCTGTGGCGCAGGTCGCGGCGCTGGCCGAGGCGCAGAAGCAGACGCAGAGCCTCGCCCCGGCGGGCGGGCCTGCCAATGACGGCGGCATGACGCTGGAGACGCTTTCGCGCATGAGCGAGGCCGATCTGGCGAAGATGCCGAAGGCGCAGCGCGACGAGGTGATGCGCAAGGCGATGGGCGGCTGAACGCCCATCGGACAGGGTTCGCGGGCACCACAGCCCGCTTCGTCCGCGCGGACGTAAAGCGCGCCCCGCATGGCTCCGGCGTCACGGCGAGCAATCCCAAGACATCAACCACAGGAGCCAATCATGGCACAGACGACTTTTGAGGCGAACAACCCGCTGGTTGTCGCCGCGCTGTCGAAGGAGCTTGCGGTGGAGGCCATCCGGTCCTCCTACATCGGGCGCTTCATCGGCAAGGGCAACTCTTCCCTGATCCAGGAGAAGACCAACCTCAAGAAATCCGCTGGCGACACGATCATCTGCGGGCTGCGCGTGCAACTGCAAGGCGAAGGCGTGGCCGGAGACGCGACCGCCGAGGGCAACGAAGAAGCCATGCAGTTCTTCGACGATGCTGTCACGATCAACCAGCTTCGGCATCCGGTTGGCGTGAAAGGTCGCATGACCGAACAGCGCGTACCTTGGAACATGCGCGAAGAAGCTCGCGATGCCCTGACCGACTGGTGGTCGGAGCGTCTCGACGTGTCGTTCTTCAACCAGATTTGCGGCAACACGGCGCAGACCGATACCCGCTACACGGGGATGAACCCGACCATCGCGCCGTCCACGAACCGGATCATCCGGGCGGGCAACCAGTCCACCGACCAGGCGCTGACCACCAGCGACAAGTTCGACCTGACCTATATCGACGTGGCCCGCAACTACGCGGAAACCGCCTCGATTGCCAACTCGACCGGGCCGATGATCCGTCCGATCCGCTACGAGGGCGACAACTATTACGTCATGTTCCTGCATGACGATCAGGTCTACGACCTGCGCACCTCGACCACGGCCGGCCAGTGGCAGGATATCCAGAAGTCGGCGCTGATGGGCGGCGATGTGAAGGAGAACCCGATCTTCACGGGTGCCCTTGGCATCTACAACGGCGTCGTGCTGCACAAGGCGAGCCGCGTCACGCAGGGCGTCCACTCGACGGCGGGCACGGCGGTGGCGAACACCCGTCGCGCGGTTCTGTGCGGCGCGCAGGCGGCCACCATCGCCTTTGGCGGTGACAACGGGCCGACCAAGTTCACGTGGGTCGAAGAGGCATTCGACTACAAGAACAGGCTCGGCGTTCTGGCGGGTTCGATCTTCGGTCTGAAGAAGACCAAGTACATCCCCGCCGACAACTCTTCGACCAACGCGGAGGACTTCGGAACCATCGTGGTTTCGACCTACGCCGCGCGTCCGACCGCAGCGTAAGGAGGGCTGACAGATGGGACTGAACGCAGGCAAAGGTCAGGTGGTGCATCAGAACGTGGTGCACACCCTGAGCCGCTACATCACCAACGCCGATCTCAGCGGCGTTTACGAGCTGGGCTACGTTCCTGGTGGCGCGCTCATCATCGGCTCCGGCGTCGGCATCCTGACCGCATGGTCTGGCACCGGCAACGAGCAGGTGGACATCGGGTTTGACCGTTCTGAAGGCGGTCTGACTTCTGACCCGAACGCTTTCACCGAATCCGCGCTCGATATCGACGCGGCGGTGGGGCACATCGCGGGGGACGTGGTTTCGGCTGCCAACCTCTACTTCGAGAAGCCCGCCCGGATCACGTGTGACATCGTGAACACCGACAGCACCACCGGCAAGGCGCTGGTCTACGTGACCTACATCGTGCGCCAGCAAGGCTGACCACCGGCGGGGCTGTCATGGCCCCGCCTTTCCCCATTTTGCAAGGAGCCTGAACATGGGCAAGCAAACCAACTCCAAGCCGCCGAAGGAAGCCGCCGGTAAGGGCGGGAAGAAAGGCGGCTACTGATGATCGGTGATGTGTGGGACGTGGCGAAGGAGCAGACCGTCGTCGTAGGGGCGATCAAGTCCCTCGGCGCGCTGTTCACGACCGCCCCCGTGACCAAAACGGCTGACTTCACCGTCGCGGACACGGAAACCGTCCTGATCAACAACAAGACCGGCTCGGCCTGTGTCGCAACGCTGCCCTCGGCGGCGCTGAACGCCGGTCGGATGCTGCTGATGAAGACCACGCAGGCGCAGGCCCTCAACTCGGCCTCGTCCAACGTGGTGCCCAAGGCCGGGGGCGCGGCAGGCACTGCCATTGCCTCGGGCACCGCCGGAAACTGGGCCTTGCTGGTGTCGGACGGCACCAACTGGGTCATCATGGCGGGCACCTGATGCGCAGGCGTCAAATCCTTCTGGATCGCATGGAACTGCGCCGGACCCTGAACACGGAGCAGGCGGTCGAACCGCCTGTTCCCCAAGAGGACACGCCCGCGCCTAAAAAGCGGGGCCGCCCGCGCAAGGTGAAAGATGACGACGCTGCTTGACGTGCGCGACCGGGTTGCGGACCAGCTTGCGCGGTCGGACCTTGGCAGCCAGATCGACCGGGAAATCCAGCTTGCCATCACGCGCTACAATCGGCGCGTGTCTTGGCTGCACGAGGTTCGGGCGCTGACCCTGACCAGCGTTGCCGCGCAGCCGTGGTATGACGCGGTGGACCTGTCCACCGGCGCTGGACCGCAGGACGTGACGGGCCGGACTTCGGTTCCCGTGTCGGATATCCAGAAGATCGAATACATGCGCGACCCGGACTATGACGATCTGCGGCAGGTCCGGTATTCCGATTTCGAGCGGTTTTTCGACACGACCGTGGCGAGCGGCAGGCCCACGTATTTCACGCTCTACGCGGGGCAGATCGGCATCTGGCCGGTGCCTGACAGCGTGGCGACCTACACTCTTTCCGCCGTGGTAAAGCCGCAGGTTCCCGCCTCGGCAAGCGATACCAGCGTCTGGTTCGACCAGGCGCAGGAATTGATCGAGAACGCGGCTGCGGCGGCGATCTGCCGGAAGTTCATCCAGGACGGTGAGCGGGCGCAGGCATTTCAGGTCTACGAGACGGCGGCGTGGGAAGATCTCGTGCGCGAGGGCAACCAGAAAATGGCCACGGGCCGGATCAGGAGTTGCGACTGATGCCCGTCATTGAGGTGCCGCTCGGCGAGTTCCTGCCAGCCTTCCCGAAGCAGAACAACCCCGGCTGCATCGTGGCGAACAACTGCATTCCGGCGGAGGGTGGCTATGCCCCTTTCTTTGGCGCGGATGAACGGGCAACCACTGTCACTCAATCCGGTGGCGGAACGGCAAGCACGTTCCTGGGGCCGGTGCGAGGCGCAACGTTGTTTTTCCGCAATGATGGCTCGCCTCTGATCGTCGGTGGGTCAGAGACAAGGCTCTTTGCCCGGGTTGGCAGTGCCGCGACGGAAACGGCGGTCGCCGCGTCGGTGATCGACGGCGAATTCTGGGACTTTGCGCAGTTCAACGACTTCATCTTCGCAACATCACTGGCGAATGACCCCTACTATTTGACCGATGTTGACAGCGATGTGTCGTGGTCTGCCCTTCCGGGAAGCCCGCCGAAGGCGCGGTATTGCGAGCGGTTCGCGGATTTCCTGATGCTGGGCTATATCGACGGCGCGCCGACGCGCATTCAATGGTCCAGCTTCAACAGCCCCGCAACCACATGGGCGGCTGACAGGCTGACGCAGGCGGGGTCGGCAGACCTTGACCCACGGTTCGGGCCGATTACTGCCCTTGTGGGTGGACGCTATCCGATGGTGTTCCAAGAGCGCGGTATTTCGCTTGTGCAGTATGTCGGCCCGCCGACTGTCTGGCGCGTTTCTGTGGTGTCGGAAGACCGGGGCTGCATCGCGCCGTTCAGTGTGGCGACAATTGGGGCGCAGACGTACTTCCTGAGCCAAGACGGGTTCTGGATGACCAACGGCTCCGAGTTTATTCCTATCGGTAGCCAAAAGGTCAACAAGTGGTTTTTCACCGAGGTTGACAATAGCGCCATCGGGCGAACGCAGGCTGCGGTTGATTGGGCGAGCCGAAGCATCATCTGGTCATTCCGGTCTGTCGGGTCATCGACCTATGACCGCCTGATGATCTATTCTTGGGAGCAAAACCGCTTTTCAACGGCCACGGTCTCGACGGATTGGCTTGTCGGTTCGCGGATCGATGCGACTTCGCTGGAAGACCTTGATGCGCTGTTTGCCACGCTGGAAGACGTGACGCCTTCGATGGACAGTGAAATCTGGTTGGCGGGGGACAGGGTGCTTGGAGCGTTCATTTCATCGGGTTCGACGGCAACGTATAGCACGTTCAATGGCACGGCCATGCAGGCGGATTGGGAGTTGGGGGCATTCCAGCCCTCGCCGGGGTCCAGGGCCTTTGTGAGCGAAGCGCAGGCGGTTGTGGACGCTTCGGATTGGTCAATGCAGATTGCAGCGGTCGCAGCGGACAATGAGCGGGTGGAGGCGGTTTCCGCCTATGGTTCACCGGGGGTAAACGGGGCTGTGCCGTTGCGGGCGGATGGCAAGGAAATGCGACTGGCGGCAAGAATGCCAGCGGCTACCACATGGCGCAGGGCGCAGGCCTTGCAACTGACGTTCCGGGGGAGTGGGCGGCGATGAAGGGGCGGGATAATTCCGAAGTCCGGTCGCTTATTCGGCGATTTGGTGGCACAAGTGGCGGGTCTGTTGCCTGGGGCGATGTGACCGGAAAGCCGACAGAGTTCCCGCCTGAAGCGCACACGCATACCGCTTCCGAAGTGACAGACCTTGCGACCACGGTGCAGGCTTACACCCTTGATCAGTTCGCTGATCCGGTTGCATCTGTGGACTTCGCGCAACAGCAGGCACTACAATTCGTGATCGAAAACCGCACCTCTGACCCCGGCGCACCCGCGTCTGGGCAGATTTGGCTAAGGACGGACCTCTGAAATGGCAATCTATTCTCTCGCACAGCGGACCACGGTAACAACCATCGCCGCCGCATCTCATGCCTTCCTTTCGCCCGCATCTAACGAGGCGGCGCTTATGGAGTGGGGCTACTTCAACGGCGCGGCCACGGCCTGCGTGGTCGGGTTGGGCCGATCTGCCAACACCCCGACATTGACCGGCGGTGTGGCATTTCTTGCGGAAGACGAAGGCCGACCGACTGGCGTGACCCAAGGCGCGGTTGCCTTCGGCACGGCCCCCACGGTCCCGACGCAGTTCTTCAGGCGTTTTTCGCTTGCAGCTCTGGTCGGCGCGGCGGCGGTGTTCACCTTCCCGCGCGGGATCGTGCTTCCGGCTGGCGGTCAAGCCATCGTGGCATGGAACATAACCGCCAACAGCGCGGTTGTGGACTTGCACTGTGTTGTGGATGAGTGATGCAGACGCTTGAAGACCTTCACGGCGATCCGGTTGTCGCTTCGGTAACGATCACCCTGACCCGCAACCTGAATATGTCCGTTTCAGGCACGATTACCGACGAGGCGTACATCATCGGAATGCTGGAAAGCGCGGCGGACTATCTTCGCAGCCAGCAAGCGCGCCGCAAGCTTGAGGGCGGGTCAAAGCTGGTCATTCCGGGGTATGACACGGCGCTGCACCGGACACCCCAAGAGCAGGCGCTGATCGAGGCGCGGGATCAACTGGACCGGGCAATGTAATGGGCGTTCAACTTCGATACGGCACGGCAGGGGCAACGGGCGGGGGGTTTTCTTCCCGGCCTTCAGAATTGCAGCCGTCCTTTGAGGAGCGCTGCCATGAGCCGCGCTGGCAATGGCAGGCGCGCGGGCCGAAGACGTGGAAGGACAGGCACCGCTGGTATTCGCTTTGGTCGTTCGGTGCCCGCATGTCGATGGGTGCCCCTCTGGGGTCGGACGGGGTGACGTGCCGTGATCTTTCCATGCCTGACCTGTTTGAGCCGTTTTCCTGCGATGGCGAGGGAACGCAGACAAAGCGGTTCATCAAGGGGACGTGCGTTGATAACAGCGAAGTCCCGCAGGCTGGGGTGATCGTCCAGGGGTTTGTGACCGCAACGGATGCCTATGTGGGCGAGGTTCAGAGCAATCTGGACGGGACGTACACTCTGCCGACAGACACCGCGCCGGGGGTGCAGCACTATCTGGTGGCATACAAGGTCGGGGCACCTGACACGGCGGGCACAACGGTCAACACCCTGACCTCAACGCTGGTGGATGGCACATGAATGGCCGATCAGAACAAGATCACGCTCAGGCCGCTACACGCTACACCGAAGAGCATCTATCTTCGGGAATTGCCGGTCGCGAACGCGCTGCCTACCACCAAGATTTACCTTCGGACGCTTCACGCCACGCCGAAGAATATCTACATGGCCAGTCCGCTGGCAACGGTGGGCGGCGTATCGTTTCCGACGCAGTATTCCGGGCTGCGGTATTTCCTCGGCACGGTCAGGGAATTGTGCCTCGTGGCCTTGGGCGACGCCCCGGCTGGCGATCAATGGCGCATCCGAAAGAACGCGACGGACTACGCGGTGTATCTGGTGGACACGACAGACCCGAACGCAAGCCAAGTGCGGGTGCAGACCAGTGCAGGCTTGAAGGCAGCGAGGCTTAAGACATGATGAGCCGGGGGGGATTCGGGCAGGCAGGGGGGCTTCCGGCAGCCAATGCCACGCCACGCCAGCGGCAGGAGATTGAAGCCCCGCGCCTGCTGCAATCGCGGCAGGAAATCCCGCTAATCCGGGCGCAAACGGCATTCACGACACTGGTCACGGCAAGGGCCGACGCCTACTTTCTGAGCGATGGGCTTTGGGCGGCAAACGTGACCGGGGCGAGCCATACGGTTTCGGTCTGCCTTGTTGCGCCTGCCGGATCGGCAACCGTGGCCAATGCCGTCACTTGGCAAACAGTCATTGCCGCGAATGTGGCCGACTTCATTGTTGGGGGTTCGGGTCTTTTGATCCCGCCCGGCTATACCTTGCGGGTCGCTGCGGATGCTAACGACGTGGTGAACATCTTCGGGTGGGGATGGAACATCATCGGGGACACGCAGTGATCTGGGGAATGCTGGCGCGTGACGTTCCGGCCTATGCCGAGCGCCTTGCCCCGTTTCTGCTGAATTTCGCGGAGAAAAGCCACGCCCGGACCACGGCGCTGCAACTCCTGGACGCGATCATGGCACGGGATATGCAGGTCTGGGTCTGCGGCGATTTTCAGGCGGTTTGCCTGACCTCGGTCCACCCGGAGCATGTGGAAATCAACTGCTGCGCGGGCGAGGACCGGACGGCGTGGCAGGACGACCTTGAGGCGCACATCGCGGAGTGGGCGCAGTTTCTCGGCAAGCGGAGGGTCATCATGATCGCAAGGCCGGGGTGGCAGAAATGGGCGCGCGGCAAGGGATATGTCCCGGCGCATGTCGAATTGGTTAGGAGCCTCTGATGGGCGGCAAGAATCAGACAGTCACGCAGAAGGCCAGCCCATGGGGACCGGCGCAGCCCTACCTGAAAGGGGCGTTCGGCGAGGCAAAGAGCCTCTACGATCAGGGGGCATTCGCGCCAGCGCCCTATCAGGGCCAGACCGTCGCGGGGTTCGGCGACGTGACGCAGGGCGCACAGCAAGGCATTCTCGGGCAGGCGGCGGGCGGCGCGCCGGGGGTCGACGCAGCGCGGTCGACGCTCATGGGGATTATGAACGGCACGGGCTACAGCGACATGTCCGGGGTGCGCAACAACATCCTCGGCGGGGCTATCCCGGCAGCGGCGAGCATGTTCAGCGGTTCGGGCATGACGAACAGCAGCACGGCGATGGACGGGGTTGGACGGGCCGCGACCGAAGCGCTGGCCCCCTTCGAGTACGGGGCCTACGAAAACCAGCAGAACCGGATGATGCAGGCCGCCGGGATGATGCCGGGGATCGAGCAGGCCGCCTATCTTCCGTATCAGATGCAATTCCAGGTCGGGCAGCAGCAAGACGCCCTGCGGCAGGCTCAGATGGATGCCGAGCGGGCGAAGTATTACGAGGCCGAGAACCAACCGGCGGCGAACTTCCAGCCCTACCTCAACGCGATCATGGGACTGGGCGGCATGGGTGGGACCAGCAGCACGACCAGCCCGCAGCAGGGCACGGGGCTTGGACCGGCGATCATGGGCGGGCTGGGGGCCTATGGGACGCTGGCGGGCATGTCCGGGGTGTCCGGCGGCATGGCGGGGCTGGGCGGCATTCTGGCGGGCCTGGCGGGGCTGTCCGACCGGCGGGCGAAGGAAGACATCACCCGCATCGGCACGACCGACGCTGGAACGCCGATCTATCGCTATCGCTACAAGGGCACCAGTAACTGGCAGATCGGCGTCATGGCGGACGAAGTGCCGGAGGCGATCAAGGGCTACACCGACACCGGCCTCGCGCTGGTCGATTATGCGAAGGTGGCGTGATGCCGGGATTTCTGGGGGTCAAGAAAAACGCGGCGGCGGCGGGCACGCCTCCTCCCGGCGGCGGCTTCAAGAATTTCGCCATTGAAGCCGCCCCGCTGTTCGCCTCTCTGGCGGCTGGCTATTCCAGCGGGCGCGGGCCGTATGCCTACATGGATCAGGGCCTTGCGGCCATCCAGCAGCGGCAGAAGGACCGGCGCGATCAGGAGGCGGCGGCGGCGGCCACTGCGGCGTTCAAGGGGCTGATGCCGGGCGGAATGGGTGGTGTCACGCGCAGCACGATGGGCGGCGGGGTTTCTGCACCTGCCCCGGTGGACCCGAACAGCCCGGACGCAGTCGCAAACGCGGCAATGGCTGCCCTTGGCAAGCCCCCCGGCGGTAGCACTGATTGGCTGAAGTATTCCAACTCCGGCGCAACCCGCAACGATCCGCTGGACCCCAAACTGGTCAACGCCATGTCCTTCCTTAGCGACATGGGGATCACGATGGACGTGATTTCCGGCGGGCAGGAAGCGGCGGGCGAAGGCGGGGCGCGAACAGGCTCGACGCGCCACGATCATGGCGGCGCGGCTGATGTGGACTTTTACATGGGTGGCCGCAAACTCGACTGGAACAATCCGAATGACATGCCGATCCTGACGCAGATCGTCCAACGGGCGAAGACCAATGGTGTCACTGGTATTGGGGCGGGTGATGACTATATGGGGGCTGGCCGGTTCCATGTCGGCTTCGGTAATCCCGGCGTCTGGGGCGCAGGCGGCAAGGGCGCGAATGCCCCTGATTGGCTGACAGCGGCATACAACGGCGCACCCGGCGGAGACGTCACCATGTCGGCCAAGGATGGAGGCGGCCTTGCCATGGGCGGTCCCATGGACCCGATGGCGGACCCCTACGTTCAGCAGCTGATGACCGTCATGGCGATGCCGGGCCTCACGCCGGAGCAGCAGTCGGTGGTGCAGCTGCAACTGCAAAGCCGGATCGACATGCTGTCCAGGCCGCAACCGGGGGCGGAGGAGGAAGCCGCGCGGGCCATGCGGGCGCGGGATGCGGACCTGCTGGGGTATCAGCGCGGCTCGCCGGAGTGGACGCAGTATGTGGTGACGGGGCAGCAGCCTACCGCTGCGAAGCCTATCGAGGTCGGCGGTGTGCTTCTGGACCCTGTGACCTATCAGCCGATCTTCGACAGCCGGAAGCCCGATCCTGGATACACGATGGTTCCCGCCGCAGAGGTCGCGCAACTCGGCCTGCCGCCGGGGGCGTATCAGCGTGGCGCGGACGGCAAGATCAGCCAGATCGGCGGGGGTGGAACCAGCGTCACGGTGAACAATGGTGGTGCTCCCGACCTCGGCAAGCTCTCTACCGATTACGGCTACGTTCTGGACCCCGCCACAGGGTTGCCGAAGATCGACCCCACCACCGGCCTTCCCATCGCAGCCCCGGTTCCGGGGTCTCCTGCGGCGATGGAGGCAGCGAACGCAGGCAAGAAGGCTGAGGCCCAACTGAGCGGCGCTGAAACGGCGTCTTCTGTTATCACCACCGCAGCAGATCGGGCGCTAGACGCCAACAGCAAGCGTTCTGTCGGCGGCCCTTTGGGTGCGGCAGCGGCTTACAACCCATCGTCGGAAAACGCCGAAACCTATCGGCAGGTTGAGGTTCTGAAGGCCAACGCGACCATCGAAAACCTTCAGGCTATGCGGAACGAAAGCCCGACCGGCGGTGCCCTTGGCAACGTGACCGAGGGTGAGGGCCGAATGTTGCAGGCGCAGGCAGGTGCCCTTGATCCGGCAAGCCCGAACTTCGAACGCGACTTGCTGGACTATACGCGCACTCTCCTGCGAACGGTTCACGGCAAAAAAACCGGCGATGCGATCTTTGAACAGAAGTATGGCGAGAAAGCCAAGGGCGATGCGGGAGGAGCCTTGCCCACCGTATCCGCTCCCAGCAACCTCCCCGATGGTGTCACGCAGCAGGAATGGAACGCGATGACCCCTGAAGAAAGGGCGCTTTTCCAATGACCCCAGAGCAGCAAGCAGCCCTTGAAGCGGCGCGGGCGCGGCTGAAAGGCGGCGGTCGGACACCGGATCAGGAAGCGGCACTGAGCGCCGCCCGTGCGCGCGCAGCGACGGCGGCTTCGCTGATCCCGACTGACCCGAACGCCCCCGCAATGCCGAACCTTCTCCGCGATGGGGTTTTGAGCGGCGCGACCCCGGACATGACTTCGCCGGAGGCGCAGGCACTGACGGCAGAGATCGGGCAGCGCAAACGGGAGTCCGGCATGTCGCCGATCCGGGCCAAGGCGCTGGGATTGGCCCATGGCGGGGCCTATGGGTTCAGCGATGAATTGGGCGCGGCCATGGTCTCTCCCTTCGTGGATGAGACCTACGGTGAAGTCCGGGACATGCTTCGCGGTTCGAACACGGCGGCGGCGAATGCGCAGCCTGGCGCGTTCCACAGCGGCGAAATCCTCGGCGCGCTGGTGGCACCTGGCCCGGTCTACAAGAGCACGGGGAAGCTCGGGCTGGACGCGTTGCGCGGCGCGACTACAGGTGCCGGGCTGTCCGGCCTCTATGGCTTCGGGGCCAGCGAAGGCGGTTTTTCGGAGCGGGCGCAGGACGCCCTTCTGAGCGGCGGCATCGGTGGGTTTATCGGCGGTCTGATCCCGGTCGTCGGCGCTGGCCTCAAGCGCGTTGCGGGCGGGCTTGCAGAGCGCGCCGCAGCCAAGGAGGCCCTGCGCACCGCCCCGACCACGGAACAACTCCGCGCCGCCGGAAACGCGGCATACCGGGCGGTTGATGATGCTGGCGTTGTGGTCAAGCCCGACGCTTTCGGCAACATGGTGGGTGACGTGACCGACGCCATGCGGCGCGGTGGGCTTGACGAGGGCATGGGCAGCCTCACCCCGCAGTCGGCGCGCGCCGTCGCCATCATGGAAGACGCGGCGACCAGTCCGAAGAACGCGGCAGGCATCCCGTTTTCGGAAATCGACCTCCTGCGCAGAAAAGCAGGCGTCCCGGCGTCGAATATGTCGGTCCCGCTGGAAAGCCGCCTCGGGATGCAGGCCATCGAAGGGGTGGATGATTTCGTCAACAAGTTGACCCCGGATCAGGTGATTGCCGGAGACGCGGAAGCCCTTCCCGGCCTGATCACCAAGGCCCGTGAAACATGGGCGCGCATGTCGAAGTCGCAGATGATCGACGACGCCATCGAGGCTTCTGAGAACTACCTGTCAGGTTCTGCCAGCGGCATCCGCAACCAGTTTGCCCGCATCCTGAAAAGCGAGAAGCTTTCGCGCGGTTTCACCGAAACCGAGAAGAACGCCATGCGCCGGGCTATCAACGGCTCGATCCCGCAGCAGCTTCTCAACCTCGTTGGTGGTGGTCTCGGGCAGTTGGGCCTGATGGGCGGCGGAGCGACTGCCGGGGGCGTTCCCGGCGCGCTGGCCGGGGCGGCTGTGGCTGGTGGGGCGCGGCGTGGTTCCGAGGCTCTGGCGCGGCGCAATGCCGAGATCGTCCGGGCGCTGGTGGCAGCTGGAAATACCGTGAATGTTCCGCAGATCGGCAATCAGGCGCGGGCTATCATGGAAGCGCTAATGCAGAGAGGGACGGCGGCAGGCCTTCAGCAGTAATCAGGGCAAAGAGGCCGAACAACAGCGGAAGCGCCAATCCAGCAATCACGAGCCAAGACGGGTTGGTATCATTCGGTGGCCGCAGCGCCTTGCTCATGGCGGCAAGAAAGGCCGCTGTCAGCAGGTTCCCGGCGAACACAGCAGCAATGATTTCGATCAACCGCGCCTCCCTGTAGGCCGCAAACGATACCCCACAATCCGACACAGGTAAAGGAGCGCTGCCAATGGCAAGTGTGCTTGACTACTCCACGACAGCCGGAAGCAACACCACGGTCGGCGGGGTCAGCATTGCCGAGGGAATGCAGGCCGGGCTGATGAACAACGCCCTGCGCGCGGCTATGGCCGACAGCAAGAAGTGGCAACTGGACTGGTCCGGGCTGACCACGGCAGGCACCAGCAACGCCTACACCATCACCAGCAACCAGGGCATCACTGCCTATGCAGACGGCCAGCGGTTCAGCTTCCGGGCCGACCGGAACAACACCGGGGCGGCAACGCTGAACATCGACAGCCGGGGCGCGAAGGCGCTGCGGAAGGTGTCGAGCGGCGCGCTGGTGGCGCTGGGGGCCGATGATCTGGTTGCCAAAGCGGTCTATGACGTGGTGTTTGTCTCGTCCGACGACGTGTTTGTCATCGTGGGCTTCGCTCCGCCGACCATCACCGCCTTCGCCGCAACGCTTCTGGACGACGCCAACGCTGCGGCGATGCGGGCCACGCTGGACCTTGAGCCGGGCACGGACGTGCAGGCTTACAACGCAAACCTTGCCAGCCTCGCGGGCCTGACGCTGGCCGAAGGCGATCTGCTCTATGCGACTGCGGCGGACACTTTGGTCAAGCTGGCAAAGGGCACCGCCGGGCAGGTGCTGCGCATGAACAGTGGCGCGACGGCCCCGGAGTGGGGGCCTTCGGCGGCATGGACATGGCTGGCCGCGATATCGACCCCGAGCGGCAGCACCCCGGCGGATTTCAACATCCCGTCCACCGCGACCGAAATCCTCGTTGTCTTCAAGGGGACGGATCGGGGGACGGCTGGGGATGACCTGCTTGTCAGGCTCGGCACGTCTGCATCGTTCGAGGCATCCGGCTATTCGCAGTTGTCTGGCATTGCCGGATCGACCGGAAGTTCTGGTGCCGGGTCATTCGTGGTGCAGGGCGGCGCGGCAGGTGCGATGCGGGGTGAGATGTGGATCAAGCACCTCGGCTCGAACGAATGGTCGCAGACGCACACCGTGGCCCACACCACGACGCGCATTGCCACCGGCGGCGGGACCAAAACGCTGTCTGACGTGCTGACCCGCGTCAGAGCGCTTCCGAGTTCCGGCAACTGGGCAGGCGGCGCAGTGCAGGCCGGGTATCGCTGATCAACCATCTGACAGGCAAGGAGAGCAATCATGGCACTGACAATGACGACCGGGAAATCCCACACGCGGCGCATCGCGGCTTGGGATGGCGAAACCACGGCGGGCAATGCGAGTGTCCCGCGCTATGCCCCGCTCGTGTCCCTCGCCGTCGCAGCGGTGCAGGTCTCCGGCACCTTCGGCGGCGCGACCGTCGTGCTTCAGGGCAGCAACGACGGCGTGACCTATGCCACCCTGAAGGATTTGCAGGGCAACAACCTGTCCTTCACGTCGGCTGGCTATGCCGAGTTTTCCAGCGGCGCGGCGTTCATCAAGCCGTCGATCAGCGGCGGGACCGGGGACAGCATCAACGTCACCGTGACACACTGGGCAGGCTGACGATGGGCTACATGGATATCGCGGCCCGGCGCAGGCGGCGGATAGGCGCAGCCACGCCATCCCTCTCCGACCAGGTGCAAGCCATGCTCTCCGGCACCACGGGCTTCGCCGTCGATCCGTCCGACGCGGCGACCATGTGGCAGGAGAGCACCAAGACCAACCAAGTCACGGCTGGCGGTCAGACGGTCGGCGCTATCGCGACAAAATGGGGCACCACGGCCTACGATATCCTGCAAGCGACCGGGACGGCCCGCCCGACGTGGAACGGCAGCAACGCCCTGTCCGCCGACGAGGTGGACGACGAAATGCGCGTCCTCTCGGGGGCGATGCTGGCGCTGACGAACAACATCAGCGCCTTCTTTGGCGCGGCGCGGTTCCGGGTCGCGTCTCTGGCCGCCGCGCGTGGCATCTTCATGTTCAACACCACCGGATCGTCGGCGTCGCGGATCAGCCTCTACGTCAACGCGGATGGTTCTGTCGGCTGCGATATCCGGCGGCTGGATGCTGACAGCGCCACGACCGTCACCAGCACGACGGGGCTGGTGGCGACCGGGGTGGATTACACGCTTGCGGTGCAGGTCGATTATTCGACCGGCGGCATCACGCTCTATCTGGACAATGTTTCGGTCGGGACCGGAACGCATGGCAGCACTGGCAGCACCAGCGCGACCAACAGCAACCGCATCGGCTGGGGCCTGACCTATGGCACGACCCGCTACATGCCCTCACGATTTGGCCGTGGTGTCGTCGCGCCCATGGTTCTGACCGCCGGGCAGCGGGCGACGGTGCAGTCCTGGCTGGTGGAGGCCTGACATGGGTATCGTCGCAATCGTTCCGCTCGCCAGCATGGCCGCCGCGAATGCCGCGCTGCAAGCCGCAGGCTGGTCGCAGCCGGGGTGGGCACCCTGTTTCTCCGTCCCCGCCTATGGTAACGGAAACCCGACCCATGCCGCCTGCCACGCTTACGGCCCGGCGGCGCTGATCACCGCGATCAAGGCCGTCTCCGGGGTGGTGTTCAACGAGGGCACGGGAGATCCCGCCGCCCGGCTTCGGACGCTGCTTTCCGGGGTGGCGCAATGGGGCGATGATGCCCCGGCGCTGCCCATCTCGGGCAACGCGCTGGCGAACAGGCTCTACCGTTTCGGCGACGAACTTTGGTGGTGCATCCAGACCTTCAACCGCACCACGTTCCCGGCGCATCCCTCGACCTATCCCGCGCTGATCCGCAGGGCGCGCAGGCCGGGCGAGGTGCTGCCGTGGGTGCAGCCTCTGGACCAGTGGGACGCCTACTATACCGTCAACAAATTCACCGGCCAGCCCGATCGGGTGACTGACAGCGGCAGGCTCTGGCGCAGCACCGTGGCCGACCCGACGCCGAACGTCTGGCCGCCCGGAACGGCTGGCGTCTGGGCCGACGAAGGCCCGGCGGTCTGATGATGGATTATTTGGCTTTTTCTGCCCGCCGTCGCAGGCAGGCAATCGGTGGCGTAGCACTAGACACCTTCACCGTCGGGATCGGCTATCTGCCGGCGAACGACCTGACCAACTTCCCGGTTTGGGTCGATCTGGATCAGATTGATCCGTCCCGAAAGGACGAGTTCTGGGAGAAGGTTAACAGCGAGGGCGGCAACATCCGCGCCTACGCCAGCGCAGGGGGGACGCAATATCCACTCGACATCGCTTCTTTCAGTCACAACGCCCGAGAGGGTTCGCTCTGGGTCAAGTTGCCGTCCCTTCCCGCAGCGGGAGGTGCGAGTATTGTCCTCGTGCTGGGCGCGTCTACCCAACAACGCGAGGCACGAGACGCAACCTACGGCTCGGCGGCTGTCTGGTCCGACTATCACTCGGTCTTCCTAGGGGGTGAAAACACGGACGACCGCGCCTCGACTTCGCGGGTCTTCCCGGTCGAGGGCGACGGCGCGACATTCCTGAACGTCGGCAACCCGGAGATGACCTTCGCCGCGGACCCGCATCAGGGCATGACATGGCACCGGGCCTCGGGGGAGATTTACACCTCGGACAACAACGCCCTGCGGCGCTACGATGCCAGCGGCACCCTGCTGACCAGCAACACCGACCCGAACGGCGATATCATGACCGCCACGGGGATGACCGGCCTGATCCACCTATGCGACATCTGCGTCGTCGGTGATTGGCTGATCGTGCCGACCAACGACTACCCGACCGACACGAAATGCGCCTTGGCGGTCTTCGACCGGACGACGCTGACGCTGGTTGCAGCCACCGACGTAAGCGCGACCGACCCGGAGATTTCCGGGATATGCTGGAACCCGGATACCAGCCGCCTTTACACCTGCCGCTGGGGGGCCATGGCCGGGCTGAAAGCGTGGTCTCTGAATATGTCCACGGGCGCGATTGCACACCTTTCCGGCAACGGTATCACGTTCACCTCGCCATTTGTTACTGGTCAGCTTACCAACCGGGTGCAAGGCGTGGAATATTGGCGCGGGCACTACTGGCTGACCGACGACACCCGCGACGAGGTTGTCAGGGTCAAGCCGAATGGTGTTTGCAACATAGACGACAGTCCGATCCAGTTCGCCGACGACAATAGCACGTCGGTCACTGGCAACTACGAAGGCATCTGCGTCTACAAGGACGGTCTGGCGGTGCTGGCCGATCCCACCTCGGCCAACTCCTACATGATCTACTCGACCCCGGCGAATTTCGATTTCGGAGGCGGCGGGGCGCGCTACGGCACGAACGACGGGTATTTCGAGGCGACCGGCCTAACCGGCTCGACGACGTTCACGATGGCGGTCAGCGCGAAGCGGTCCGCCGCGAAACAGCAGTCGCTGGCCAGCTACCGGGATTTCTCCGCCGGGACGACCAACGACCGGGTGACGCTGGCGCATCGCTTCGTAACTCCGAACTACCGGATAGAGGCGTGGGACGACGTGAACAGCTGGTTGTCGCCCGGCACTCCGGTCAACGCGGCGACGGGGACCTGGAACCGGGTCGCCGTGGTCTACAACGGCACCAATCGCGAGCTGTATATCGACGGCGTGTCGAAGGCGAGCCAGAGCGGGATCACGGCCCGCGATGCAGGGTTCACCGCCTTCTCGGTTGGGATCGACGACACGAGCGCCGCCGAGAGTTTCGACGGCGACATGGCCTTTGCCTACATTCGGCACGGCGTCCTGTCGGCGGCTTGGCTGGCGGCGGAGCATTCGATGCTCTCGAACCCCGCCGGGTTCTACACCATCACCTGACGCCGCCCCTGACCGGGCGGCCCCCTGCGCCAGAGAGGCCGTAATGACTGATCGGAAAGAACCTTGGCGCATGAGGCCAAACAGATGACCCACACCTTCGATCGCCGCAAGCTTGAGGTCTTCTTCGCCATGCTCACGACGGGCTTTGGCGCGTGGCTTCTGTTCCCATCGGTGGCCATGGACAGCCCGGCGCTGGTTCATGCCTTGGCGCTCATGCCAGAGCCGCAATGGGGCTGGCTGTTCCTGACCAATGGCTTCGCGCACTGCACATGGCTTGCGGTCAACGGGGCGCGCTGGTGGTCGCCGATCCTGCGCTTCTGGGCCGCGTTCATGGCCGGGTGCCTCTACCTCCTGTGGTGCGCGAGCATCGCCGCCTATGACGCATCATCGACGGGGGTGTTCAGCTACGGCGCGCTGTCTGTCGGTTCCTGGGCCTGCTGCGTATTCGCGTGGCGCGATGCAATTTCAGCGGTGAGGGTCCATCGTGCTGTCACTGATCACGCCTGAGATACTGACTGCCATCGGCGGGCTTTTGGGGACCGGGGGCCTGATTGCGCTGATCCGGGTCTGGCGGGAACCCTCGGCGAAGCCCGGCACCCCCGACGCTGCGATGCTGGCGCTGGCCGAAAACACCAAGGCCGTGCTGGCCATGGCCGAGGCGATGAAGGCGCAGAACACCCACTTCGCGGACAATAACGAGATGTTCAAGGCGCTCGGGCCGATGCTTTTGGACATGCGGCACGACGGCGCGGACAGCAAGGCGCACTTGGCCGCGATCCGCGACACGCTGAACCGCCGCCCATAACCTGTGAGGCAACATGACCATGAAAACCTCGGACGCGGGGCTGTTTGCCCTTGCGCTGCACGAAGGCATCGTTCCCGGCCCGTATCGAGACAGCGTGGGGGTGTTCACCTACGGGATCGGTCACACCCTCGGCGCGGGCTATCCCGACCCGGCGAAGATGCAGCGCGGAATGCCGTCCAACCTCGATGCGGCCTTGCGGGACGTGTTCGACCTGTTCCGGCGCGACATTGCCAAGTATGAGGCCGGGGTGAACCGGGCCGTGAAGGTGCCGGTCAGCCAAGCCCAATTCGACGCGCTGGTATCGTTCCACTACAACACCGGGGCCATCGCCAAGGCGTCCTTCGTGAAGAAGCTGAACGCCGGGGATACCATCGGGGCCGCCGCCGGAATGATGGCATGGTCCAAGCCAGCCGAAATCATCCCGCGCCGGAAGGCAGAGCAGAAGCTTTTCGCGCATGGCGTCTATCCGACCGGACAGGTAGCGGTGTGGAAGGTGGACGGCAACGGCAAGGTGATCTGGAAACCC